GAATCCCTCATAACTCGATAGGCTCCGATTTTTAAAGCGTTGTTTCCTAAGAGGGGTATGACGGGTGAGTTACAAGGACATGCCTATGGGGTAACATTTTTTGGTTTTTTGGTTTGTGTTTGTATACGCTTGCTTATACAAAATACAACCAAAAAAACAAAAATGTCACCATTAGACACGATCTTGTGACTCACTCTGTCGTACCCCCATTATCAAACAGCGCGTTAATGAGCTTAAAAAAACGAAAACACAACTCAGGAACTTTGCAAACTCCTAATCACCAATATTCGGTTCTTATCCTAATATAGGTTAGACATAATGGCGAAAAATGTGACTTTTGTTCCACCAGTGAGGTCCACTGAGACAGAGGATGAGACTCTTGCCACTCTCTCAGCTATGAGAGATCAGTGGATCGCCCAGGACGGTCTTCCCCTTTGGAGATCTCAAGCAGGGGTAAGTTAGTCTTCCTAGTGCCATATTATATCGATATGAGGTCATTAACATTGCTGAGGTACTAATTCGTCTCGTTTATCCTTTCAGGTAAAAGTGGCAAGAGAGAAGGGGTTGCTCGCCTACAACTCGAGTGCCAAGAAGTACCAGACTGCAGGAGATCTAGGTCAGGCCAATGCCTCGCAGTTCGCCCAGGCCGCTCACAAGATGCTACAGGAGGCCGGGATTGAGTTCATCCTGATGCCCACGAAGGTCTTCGCGTCGGGGAAGGTCAACCTGAAAGACCAGATGTCAAAGGGTCTTTTTTGGGAGGACTTAGGCAGCCTGGATTTGCTCCCCTATATCTCCAATCCTCGAGTCTTCAATGCAGTCACTGAGCTCCCGGAAACCCTGAAGTACTGCATCAACATGGCAGGAGGCATCAACTACCTGGGATGGACCAAGGAGTCTGCGCCAGGAGACACCCCGATGTCCGCGAGCAGCATCTCAACCCCAGCATTCCCGAAGCAGACTCCGGCCGGAGGACAGGGAGAGGATCTCCTATCTGCCATCCAGAGGGCTGCCGCAGAGAGAGCCGCTCAGCTACAGGCGGAGGAGGAAGCCAGATCCAGATCCGAACTCCGACAGGCGCAGGACCAAGATGGGAGGAGGAACCCAGTGGCTGATAGAGACCACAGACCAGCTGGAGGGGGAGGGGGTCCTGGGTCATCTGATGAGGGAGACGAGACTGGTGATGATGTTTCGTCTATCGAAAGTGACCAGGAAGGTGGGGAGGTAGATGGGCAAGGTACCAGAGGGGGGGGCGCAGGAGGTAGCACCGGGAGAGGTGGAGGAAGAGGGGACAACAGAGGGACAGGTCAGGGAGAAGGGAGAGATGAGAGAGAAAGGAGAGACAGGAGAAATAGGAGGACAGGAAGAGGAGGGAGGGACAGGAGAGGAGGACGAGGAGGGAGAGGCGGAGGACAGGACAGGGACAGGGACAGAAGGGAGATCTCAGGACCTCAGAAAAACAAAGTCCCCAGGGAGATGGATAGCGCTGCCCTGGGCCATGAGTATCCTGAGGCAACCCTATACACTGATCCAGACAGGGCTTATGCCGATTACCAAAGGGAGGCCGATGCCCTTAAAGTCTGGACTCCCGCTAGCGAGGTTCCGCGCCCAAATCCAGGTCTAGCACTGATCAATCTGCTGATCACTTGCGCGTGGTTCACGTTTAATAGTCTCCAGATCCAAAACGTCCGCGCGGTAAGGTCGCAACCCCTAAAACCGGAGAGGAAGACGGATGCCATGCGAAATGATCCCCACCTAGACCTCCGTTACCTCTACCACGGCTTCCTTGCTATCCTCTGCGCCATCAAGCCGATGACAGAAGACAATGCTTCCTATGTTTGGAAGCGCTTCTGTGCTGCGGTCAATTCTCAGGACCTTGATATAGAGCTCAAAAACAAGCTTGAGCTGGTCGGGGTCTCTCTCAAGAGCCTCTGTGATGCTGCGGCTCACATCAAAAGATACATCGACCCCAAAGATGTCCTGAGCCTCTTAAGAGAGCTTGATGTTGATGATCCTGACCTAGTGGCTGAGTTCGACCTTAAACCAGTTCACAAGGGGTTGTTGCAGCAGATGCGTTTGATATATAGCGGCGTTGCAATGGCAAGGATCATGCAGATGGAGAAGTGGGCACAGTTGTTCGATTGCCGAGCCCATTACTGCAACATCGTTGTGTCTGAGATCATCTCCTTCCTCTCCATCGTGAAAGCGCTGAGAAAGAAGTTCGGAGAAGACTTCAACTTCCTCAGGATCGATAGACCTAAGGAGTTGGAGCCTTTGTCATCCAGGAAGTTCCCTCACCTAGCCTATTGTGCCACTGAGTCCGGGTACATGACAAAATCGTTCACCCGAAAGATGGCGAAGTCTGATCAGCCTCTGATGATGCCCGCAAAGGAGCTAAAGGTGATGATCAAGGATAGGCTTCGCGAGAGGAACATCCTGAGTCCGAAACAGATTCTCGCGCTTCGATCTCTTGGCATCGCTCTGCCAGAAGAGAAGACCCAATGGCAAGGGACCAAGAGACCAAGAGAGGATCAGGCCGGTCCGTCCACAAAGCGTCCAAAGCCCTCCAATGCTTATTTCACTGAATCCTCTGAGGAAGAAAGTGATGAAGATCTGTAAGTGAAGTAAGTCAGTAGACAGAGGTTATAGTATCTAACYTGTCTGAGAGGTGACAGAGTTATAGACTCGGTTGTTAAGCAAATAAATAAATGAATAAATATATAAATAAATTGCCTTAAATAGTAAGAAGGAAATTGAATACAAGCAACACAAGTGGTATATACTAGTCAAGTACTGTGGCTGAATAATGATTATATGATAAACTTGAGCCGTGACTTCCTATGAAGAAGGACATAAATGCATAAGTAAATAAATAGATGAATAAATAAATAAATCCATGAATACATAGATACATAAATAGATTAATAAATAGAGTTCAAGGTGATTGAGAATGTCATCCACCGTGGGTGGGCGGATCGGAATTGCGACTCATGTTCGGAGCTCGAAGCTGGTTCAAGAGGGGTCCGACAACTTAATTTCTAAGCCTGCGCTCGGCGACCCCCCTAATGCGAACGCTACTTGAGGAGATCTCCTTCCTAAAATTGAGAGGGGCAAGCCTATCTCTGACCCTAGATAGAATCTTTCTTGCTAGTAATGTGACTTATCTCCTGTTTGTACATTTTTGTATCACACCTAAGCAGCTCTGTATTAATATTGGAATTTATTACTGATTGTTCTTATTAGCAATTTATTATGTAGTGTCTTATCAATGCTTGAATCTTGAGGGAACTCACATCGACATCTCATAACTATGATATTGATTGCTCTGGTTTTGATTTTATACTTTGATGTTGAGATATGCGGGGGGAAACAGGCCAGAGTGCTCTTTATAGAAAACTGAATTTTTAATCATGCATGGAAGGGAAACTGCCCGATCCTCCGGGAGGTTAGTGCTATAGGATTTCTAGAGCAGATCAGTAGAATTAGTGTTATAACTTTGGCTTCTTGATGTATGTTATTATTCTTGTTATATTACCTGTGTACTCTATATCATACTTTACTCTATTAAATCCAGCTATCCATTCCTGTAATGTATGCCTAAATGTAACCTTATAGTGCTATAAAAAAAGTAACATTACCCAACAAAACTCGGAATCCTCTTTAACAATGAATAGTGATTTTACTGATATAAGCTCAGAATATAGCGACTCTGCTAAAGGAGACAAACAAACTCAATCTAAGCAACTGATTAAGAAAATAAGGAGAAAGTTAAAGACAAGAAAGAACACTAAACAGAAAAAAACCTGTGCCAGAAGGGACAGACTCATCAGATCAGGAAATTCACCCCTATCAGCTATTATACGACAGAGAAAAGAGACTAATTGAGAAGGAGTCAATTGAGAAACGCGTCTTGAAGAGGAAATCTGCCCCACCGCCTGAGCCTCCTCAAATAGAAGGTGATTTATCGGACGAGTTGCACCTCTTGATAGACGATCAATCCTCCAAGAGAGCTTGCAGGCCGACAGAAATACCTACGGACATAAACAGCCATATCGTGACAGCTCTGCACGGCCTCGGAGAGCAGATCGGGAAGCTATCCAAGAAGGTGGATGAGATCTTGGTGAATCAGCGCGATCAGTGGTCAGCAATTAGAGGACTGCAGGCTCAGGTGGCTAAGCTGAACGGAGAAGCCGTAGAGGGTCTGCTGTCTCCCCAACAGGAACTTCGGCTAGAGTCATTCAACACGAGGAAGGCTGCTAGGACCATCGATGTCGGGACGAATCAGGCCGAGGCGTCGTCTACCTCAAGTTTCTTCGGCCCAGGCAGCGGGTGGTGCTGAGAGGTTTAGATGCTACCTAGGAGTGACATTCAGATTCCAGAATGGTCTCTCCCTTCACACTGTCAAGAGTAACATCCTTGCCATCCACCTGAAGAGGCCGTATGTCAGCAGAGGTTACATCAGGGAGTTGAAGTTGACACTCCAGAGAGTCGGTGGGCCATCCAGGATTGCTGTTAGACAACCTAGCGGGGATAATCCTCAGACGCCAACTGTGTGCCACGTATGTCGTGACGAGAGGCCAATCTATACATACCTCTGGAGCGATCTTGGGATCAGCGAAACCTGGTGCAAGGGGGACGAGGCTCCGACCATCAGTGTAGATAATTTTAAAGTAGCTAGAGTGTTAGAGGACGGGTATTGTGAGTTCCTGTACACTGAGACTTGCTAAGAGTACAAAATGCCTACAGAATTTAGAAGGTCCCGGCACTTATGTACTGCCATAGACCATAGGGAATTTGAGCATGTTTTAGAGGTCTTGAGATTTCGCAAAAGATCTTTGTTACAGCCAGAACACAAACTGTTATTGAAAATTTACAAAAGGAGAATGTTTAAGAATCATAATAAGAATTTCTTTCAATCCGTATTAACCAAATATATCATGTCAAATCATGTAACCTTCTCTGACTCTACCTCACACCCAAGTTTGGCAAAAGGCATTTTGTCCTCATACAGAGCATTCGAAGTATCATTCAAATGTATGTTAGATAACTCCCTTGAGAAGCCTGACCTTCCCTTCTCTGTAGGAGACCTTCTGACTGATAGGATCTGCCACCTGTACCATTGGAAGCGAGAGATGATTTCTGTGATACAAAGGGTGGCATGCAGCACTGAGCTAGAGGTCAAGATCAGAATGGGGAAGGTCAAGCTTCACTTTGTCGGAAATTTCTGCATCATGAAACTTCATGATGAAGTTTATCCGGCTACATACAACGAATTTTTGGCTGTCTCCTCAATAGTAAACTCACACTTCCAATCCCTGATGTATTGTAAAATCGCCGATTTGACTAAGAAGTATGATGTATCTATGTATGATTTTGCCCTCAGGTTTTTTGATGCTGGACTGTCCGATTTGTACAGGTGGGGCAATCAAGCTCAAAACATATTCAAATCACTGCCCTCACTGGCAATTGCCACCATCAACTTATATAATGACAAAGTCATTAATGGAGGACCATTCTATGCTTCCATGATGGACGGGTTGCTGGAATATCAATCAGGGGAATTAATCCAATTAATGACTGAACCGGCTAGGGGGGATGACTATGTTCACATGCTTCTCGAATTCAGTGGGTTGTATAAGTGTTTTGGTTTCCCAATTATCGATGTCGAGGAGACCATAAGCTACATGCATGAGCTCATAACTGCGTCTCCCGGGTACATAGGGACTTATGCTAGACACATCCGAAATGTATTTGTGAAGTACTTCATGAAAGAATACCTTAAGCAAAACGGGGTATATCCAGACCTTGCTGTTGTGGGAGATGTCCCTGATGAGCTATCTGACGCTATTGTCCGGAATGAGTGGACTGAGAGGGGATTTGAGGGTTGGCCCGCAGATTGGTTTGAGGGAATCATTCTCAAGAAAACACTGGACTTTGACTACTTAGATGAAGAATCCAACATCCTGAGTGATAAGTCCATTATCCCAGATTTGGAGGCATGGATCCACGAATATGACAGGAATGCTATGAAACTCATGAATCCCCACCTCAAAAATCATGATTACCCCAAACGACAGACCAACAGACTGTTAGTAGAGTACTTGACAAAGCCCCACACTAGTGTAAGATCTACCATAGAGATAATCGAGAAAGAGGGACAATTACCCAAAAAGGATCGAGTCATGGTAGGAGTCAAAAAAGAGAGAGAGAACAAGATTAAGGGACGGGTATTTGTTAAAATGACCAGACGGGGAAGACAATTCCAGACAGCCACTGAGTACAACCTAGGACATGAACTCTTTAAGTATATCAAAAATCAATCTATGAATATGACAGAGAAAGAGTTCATCCACACCCTAGCCAACCTCAACAAGGATTTTGTGAAGGAAGACACGTCGAATTGTTTATTCATATCATTCGATTTCTCGAAGTGGTGTCTGACGATGACAGATCAGGCCTTGACTGACTTTTTCACCTGTCTAGATGATATCTTTGGACTAAGGGGGGTATATGAGTATTCCCAGAAGTTTCCCCAGCAGTGCTTGTATCTATTCCAGGATAGATTCTTCCCTCCTAAAATAGACAAGATCACCAAACTGCCAAAAGAGGGTAAAGCCTCTGTCTACCACATGAATAAGTGGCTAGAGGGGATGAAGCAGAAGGGATGGACTGTCTTCACCTCCATGATAATCTTAGACACCGCAGTTCAGCTAGGCACCACAGCTTCGATCATGGGCCAGGGAGATAATCAGGTCGTTGTACTTAAGCTACCAGATAAACGAGTCCTTCACAAAAACAAGCAGACACCCACAGATTATGCCACAGCATTCATAGCACAGCTCGAGAAAAATAGTTCTAAGTTAGGGATGAAGCTAAAGCCAGAAGAGACATGGAGCTCTAGCATACTATTCGAGTACTCCAAGAAGTACTACTACAAGGGGGTGGAGGTGTCTCAGGGGCTGAAGACTGCGTCCAGAATAGGGCAAGACACGAATGATGATTTCGATACCTTGACCAATAGTGTGGCAGGCTCCTTCTCTTCCGGGGTTAACATTGCATCCAGAGACCACAGTCCTATACCCGGGTATATCCTAGCATGTGTCAATGCCAGTCTAGACCTAGAGATCCGATTGGGGTTAAAAGTGAATGAGACTGTCGCTTTCTTGTTAGGTAATCGGAGTGTCGGGATGCTCCCCACTGTCACTTTTGAGAGTTTCATGGTCCGAGGAGTCCAAGATCCACTGTCTAGTTGCATTAGTGTGATTAAGTACTGCTATCGGCACTTTCCAGCTATTGCAAAGGTGTTTAGTTTCATTCTTGATTTGAGACAATATAGACCTGACCCAAAGCTCCTAATCAAGGATCCGCTTGCTCTGGCAATCAAGATACCTCAATCCGCAGAGTCTGCTGTGAGAAACCTCCTGCGAGAGAGTCTCCCTGCAGCTGTCAAGAATGAGGTACTGCGGCCCTTATTCGATGTCTCGGCGAAGGATGCAGAGAGTGATCTGATTGCAGATCTATGGTCAATGAACCCCAAAAACATCAAGGTGATGCACAATCTCTACAAGAGCAGCTCCATCGCCCTTCGCGAGAAGTATATAGGCCGCTTTGCAGTCTCTAGATCTATTAGAGACATTTTGAGGCACGTGGTTGACTTGAATAACACGGAGTTTAGGGAGATGATCGAGATGTACGATGAGGGGGTGATAACCTTTTACCAAGGGAAAATCCAAAGAATGAGGGCCAACAAGAAGATCAGGCTCCAGTCTCTCAAAGATGTGTTTTTAGGTTGTGATTCGAGCTGCTCAAGAGTGATTGCACAACACCTGAGAGATGAAACCTGGGGCTCTGAGATTGTGGGTGTCACGATGCCAGCTCCTCACGAACAAGTGTTAATCCACAGGTGGATGTCAAACACGAGGTTCGGTCGAGCCTTCAACATAACTGTGACACCAGGAGCAACCCACAAGAGGAGGGGACCTCACAACCCCTACATTGGGTCTAAGACGCAGAAGAAAACTGCCAAGTCTAGCTTGGAGGTTATTGAGGTGAACTCCACGGTGAGAGCTATGCAAGACCTACTCCAACTCGGCCTCTGGACTGTGACCCCGGGGGAAGAGAACCTGAGTGACTTAGTAATGAACTTGTATCGCGAAAAGTCAGACATCCCTGTCAGTGTGTTCGAGGATGTGGTGAAGGTGGTCGTGGGAGGATCTGTCTCTCATAGGTTAACATGTGATGCTATAAAGGTGGGAACTTTCCACAACGGCCTGATTAACTTCAACACTTTCTGTTATATTAACACAGATGTGATGACCCACTATGCAAAGAGTACGGATGATTACACTCTATGCATGCAGACAGCAATGCTAGTGAGTCAGGCTCGGCTGAACTTGCTTCGAATATGCGGTGTGATTGTCGAGGGAGACTGGGCCTGTGAGGTCATATGCGACGACTGCACAATCCCTGTCCCTCCTGATCAATGTAGCCTCCCCCAGGAACCTCGATATAAGGGCTTGCCAGGTATGCCCAAGTGCAATAAGATCATGGTTAGATCCCGCAGTCACCAAGTCTCCAACAAAAGGCTGGGTGACAGGGTCCACTATAGCATCCACGCGGCCTGGAAGTGGGCCTATCTTGTCATGAGGTCTAGAACAATTTACACTGATGGGAATCTATACTCGGACAGGCCTGGGGAAGTACCAGACTTTGTCAACTTGACTGAGTACTGCAGGATGGATGTGGATTTCTTTCTGAACACTCTCATTATTGCCATAGGGAGTCTCTGCCGGTCCGCCTTTGACATACAGGCCTTTGTTCTCGATCTTCAGGTGTTTGATAAGTTGGAAGCTGTGAAATCCCTATACACGACCCTTAACAAAGCCGGTCTCTTCACCAATGCTAAACGAATCTTGCACTTCCATGATTACTCCTTCTCCGCATTCAGGAAATCTTTCCTTAGAAAGTTGCAAGCTTTAGGCTCTGCCAAATTAAGCTCTAAAACCGCGAAATATTGTCTAGTGACCCCTTATCAAACACCGCACGAGGCAATGAACATGAAGAGATTGATGCGAGAGAGAGGAGTAAGGTGTCGAGTCGGGGTGTGCGATGGAGAGGTCGATGCAGTAGTCAAGGTAAGGAAAACCACCAGAGTCACTCCTGCAACTTCAGTCAGGCATCAATTCATGAATATAGGGGACGAACTCGAGGTGAAGAATCTCTGCTGTGAGATAGAGAAGTGCTATTATGCCCATGCGTTGGATGCGGATGGTCAGGGGATCCGGGGGTTAGTTAGCTTATCCCAATTGAATCTGAGGGGGCACAGCACAACCCACCTTGTGTCAATCGGTGACACTCACGGAGAGCTAGCCTTGTCAGTCCTCAGATGCGGACTGGAGGTAGACACCATCACATGCATTCCGAAGAAGAAGGGTATGGTGAATAGCAGCAGCTTTGAGCCATCTGCTTTGAGACTTGAGTATGAAGGCTGGGCTTTGACCGATGACCAAATCAGGGCCTGGACTGACCATACTCAACCCAATGGCAGTATGTATGTGCTCGCGGATGACAAGCACCTGCGGGGAGTCCCAATAGGAGCGGAGATAATTGTAAAAACCCGGAGATCTGAGCTACCAATAATCCCCATTTGTGTCGTGAAAGACATAATGGGTCCCTTCTTTTGGGTCTTTGGTATTTTGACTGACAGGGACCTGGACTATACTGACCACCTCTTCCGGGACGTGAGACTAACTGCCATGCTATCGTCAAGAGAGAGGGTTTTGACATTCTTACAAACCGTACATAATAACTACTTTCACAATCACAGAGACAACATCTTAAGGACATGGGAGAAATTTGTGGGATGTGCTTTCAATCCCGATACAATTGCCCAAGATTTCAATCGGAGGCTTGTGAACCTAAAGTACTCCATAGAGAGAGAGATGTGGGAGAATTTGTACTCTAAAGATAGAGCGTTCCTCAAACGACGTGGGAGGTCCAAGGTCCTCTCCAAGCTTATGGCGGAGATGTCACATCTTTACGCCTTTGCAGAAACCCTCAGGACAAAGAGAATCTATCATCCCCCCTCAATCCACCTACATAGTATGAGGAATAGGAGGAAGTTCTTTATATGCCCAAGAGGAAATTGTGGACAGAGGCTATATAGGACTAAACCTGATCTTAACAAGCTGGCTAGTGGGGCTATTTGGGCTATTTCAGAACTATATCCGGGACAATGCACTGTTGTCGAGATACCAAAAAGCATAGCCAAACAGTGTGCTAAAGTTGATGATATTTGGGTGGGATGAGATTGTCGCAGGCAATGTGTGCTCGAAATCAATTCTCTCTCTGATGACGGTTGATAGCCTGATCGAGGGAGGGTCGAGATTAGAGACTTAACTAAGGTATCTTATTATAGAATCAATCTTATTGTTGTTTAATATAATGTTCGTATCAGCTTATTGGATTATATCATTGCATAGGAACTCAGTATTATTATAGGCGTATGTTTATTGCATTACTGCGAAGACTTTAGAGCTTCAGAACTATATGGATTCTCATGTTATTTGTTCAGACCGCTGTAAAAAAAGTGACATCACCTCCATAACTCGATAGGCTCCGATTTTTAAAGCGTTGTTTCCTAAGAGGGGTATGACGGGTGAGTTACAAGGACATGCCTATGGGGTAACATTTTTTGGTTTTTTGGTTTGTGTTT